ATACAGTGTTGGTAACATTAGTAATAGTAATTACAGCAAAATCTGTAAGACTACTACCGTTTGATGTTGTTAATATACCCATACCAGGAAGGAACATGTCCTGTGTGCCAGTAGCACTCGCTGGTGTTGCTATGTTTAACAACTCTGTACCTGAACTACTATTTAAGTTCATTTTCACACTACCCGCTGAACCACTAGCTAAATAATAGAACCCTTTTAATCGAGTTCTAGGTAAAGCTATTGACCCAGTTGTTCCTATACTTACGTTACCCGCTGAAGCACCTGAAGCTGTAATACTTGTAACTTTAGTAAAAAAATTACTAGAATCAGCTGCACCAGAATCAGCACCTGTAACAACCTCTGTAGTTGAATTTCCTGTTAGTACATTAGCCACAGTAATACCAACGATAGTGAAAGTATCTCCACTGTCGTCTCCTGCTGAAGTAAATCTAACTTTATATCCAACCCCGTTAGGGCCTGCGTCATCGGTGAGTAAGGTAAGAGCTCCAGCACCCGATATGGATGCTGCTGCTCTATAGTATGTAGCACTTGCGGAAGGGGTTACTGCCCATATATCTCCATTGCTGCTCATATTTTTCTCCTATTAACTAACTGCTGCACTAAAAGGTGTAGCTAAGTTTCCAGTACCACCTGTGGTAATCGAAACACTCCATTGAGTTGAACTGATAGCTGTACATGTGATTGTAGCGTGTGTTACGCCGCCTTTTGTGCTTCCGTTTAAAGTAATAGTATCTGAAGTAGCAGCTGTTACAAATCCTTCCATGTTATCACTTGTATCTGTGTCAACTATTGTAGCTGAACCAGTCATAATATCATTTGCGTTTGCAGCTTGGATTACTAAGTCTCCAGTTTTTGTTTTTGAGTTAACTATTGTGAATGTAGCACCCATGTTATTTAGACTATCAATATCAGAACCTGGTCCTGAACTTGCTCCGTCTGCTGTTGCATTTAATGCTGGTAATGCATAAACTACTGCTCCAGCAGCAGCATTATGAATAATTTTGCCTGCGTGTGCAGCGACTGTTAAAGAAATGCTTGCGTCAGCACTTACGACATTACCTGGTCCTGTGTTAATAAACCCATTTTTGGATATTATTGGACCTGAAAAAGTTGATGTAGCCATTATATATCTCCATACAAAGTTAAAAACTTATCTATCGTGTATGCGTCTGTTCGGGGGCAGTCAGATAAGTTATATTGTTCCCGATGTATAAAGTATACTCTTTTTGGAAACAAATAAAAGAAAAAAGAAAACCCAGCGAGAGAGTGCTGGGCTTCCAAAATGAGTGTTCAGAACTATGAAAAACTGAACACTCTCAAGTGTGCTTATTAAGCACCTTGTGAACCCCACATTCCTAGTGGGTCGGAAAAACCGAATGAGTATCTTTCACGGGCTTTATATCTTACATTGCCTGTGTCGAAATCACCGTCCATCGATGTAGTTAATGGTGTTCTTACAAAGTATTTCATACCATTTGGTACATCAGTTGTTAAGAAATAACCATCAGTATCAGTTAAGTAATGATTGATAGTATATCCTTCTGGTATTGCACCGTTACTCTTAATTGCGTTTAAATCATTGTCAGCTGTGCTAGTTCTTAGCTCAGAATCTAATAGACGTGTCGCAACAAATTGTAGACTTGGCGGAATAATCAGTTTACGTGGCTTCGCAGCAATCAATAAACCTCTTTCATCAGTCCAAGCAGCTATTTGAATAACCGCATTTTCTAATGATGACTCGTTTAAGTCAGCAGCTGTTGTTTGAGTATTACTGTTTGTGCCACCATTTACTAACGGATGATCTGTAGCAAATAATTCTTTACCGTCACCACCATTAGTATCTGAGAAACCATTGTTTAGAATGTTCGCAGCTTTCACTTGTTTAGTGTTAGACATTGAACGTGCTAAAGCTTTTGTGTATCTCGCAGATAAAGTATCGTAAAGGTTATCCTCTACAGCTTCTTCTGTTAATGAGAAACCTAAAGCTATGGTTTCATGGTTGTATCTAGCTGTAAAAGCTTCTTGAGCATTGTCATAAGAGATGGCAGAGCCTTCATCTTTAACAGGTGCTTGTCCAAAGCCTGACAGTTTTGTTTCTTCTTCGAAACTACGTTCTGAAGTTTCAGACTCGTAGATTTCTTTGTGCTCTTCACCATAACGACTGTATTCCATTCCGAATAAAGCATTAAGGCCTGGGAGCAACTCTTTTAATAGCTGAGCTCTTGAAATTGCCATGTTTTATTCTCCTTTATATACCTGTTGCGTTAGTGTAAGAATGTTGAGCAATGTTGAATTTCACTAACACATCAGTAAACGAATCGCCTACTTGTGAGTTTGGTGAATCAACAAAACCAACGACTCTAAAGCCCTGTGTAGTTTGAGCTACTGTCGCATCTAGTGCTGTAGTAGAGTTACCTGTCACAGTTGAACCAGTTGATGTAGATTGTACTGCAGCTAACGGAGCGTTTGCACCAAGACCTGCTTGGGCTACTGACGCATCAGCTTGTACTTGAAATACAGTTTCTGGATTATCTACAATATATGCAACGGCATCGGATGCTACTGTGCCTGTTGGGAAATATTGTGAGAAAAGCTTCTGTTTTGTGTTTGGGTCTGTATACGAACATCCAACGAATATGCCTATTGTTCCTGCAGGGAAAACTGAAGAGTTAGAACCAATAGTGGTTACTACCTCGATTGTTCCTGCTGCAACGATAGATACAATGCTTCCGTTAAAGATATTTGTTGCATACCCAGACGCTATTTTAATTTGACGAGTAGAACCAGCAAAAGGCTGTCCACCTATCAAATTTACGGGCTTAAGACCGTAAGGTGCGGCTGTTGATGCCATAATATAATCTCCTTAAAAAATTATCTTTTGCCTTTAGTCACAGTAGATTTTTTATCAGAAAATAACGGCATTCTAGGGTCATTCTGTCTCATCAGGTTGTTATCTACAGCCTGTTCCTGAGCTAAAGCTTTTCCCTTAAAATATTCATTTCTCTGGTCTACCATTTCCTGCGGCATTTTACATAATAGCAGTCCACCAACTTCAATACCGTCTTTGAATCTTGAGTTAGGGTCTGCTGGTATTTGTACTTCTGGGTGATCTGAATGTTTCACAGGTTCCCAGCCTTCACGCATACGAGAGGACACATTTAGATTATCAGCTTCGTTTACCAATGACACCCTTATCCAACGATACGCCCAGCCAGCATCATGCTTGATTTCTGGTAATGTGGAGCGAGGTTCCCATTGTTTATTTCGAACTTCAGTCTCTTCACGACTTACTGCTTCTCTATTTGTACGATTATTTGATTTATCCATTTGCGTTCTCCGTTTTAATTAATTCACGTGCATATTGCTCTGGTGTTAGCTTGAATTTCTTTGCTAAAGCTAACTGTGTTTTGGTCAATCTAACTTTTTTAGGGCCAGTCGACCTTGTTGCTGGAGCAACTACAGTTGAAGGTTTGCGTTGGGCAGGTCTAGCCGCTTCCAACGAATCAGTATCCCCAAAATTTTCTGGGAAACGTTTCTGCATAGTACTATCTATACTACGGTAATATTGGTCAGACGATGGGTCAACCCCATTTCTAACTAATTTTTCATGCAACCCTAATGCTAATGATGTCATTTCTTCGTCCTTTCCAAACCATTTGTTTTGCTCTTGCCAAGCCGTAGCTTTAACATCTGGTAGTGGAACTCTAGGTTGTGTTCTAGCTTGCTCTGAAGATAACGCATTTTCTTGAGTTTGTAAAGCTTCTTGATTGTATTGTGGCTTTCTATCAGTGGCTTGACCTAATCTATACTGAGCCTCATTCATTTTAGTTTGAGCCGCAACTAACTTTTCACCATCACCCATATCATAAGCATCTTTATACTCTCTTTGAGCAAAAGTTAAATCAGCTGTGTATTTATCTTGGAGAGTTTTAAGATAATCAGCTTCACCTGTTGAAAGTGTTTGCTTTAGCTTCTGGTTTTCTTGTACAGAAATTGAAGCAACTCTTTCGGCTTCATTCCTTTGTCTTTCAGAAGCTTCTTTAGCACGTCTTTCGTCATGCCAAGCTTTTTTAAGTTGAGCCATTCTGTTTTTTACTCTATCTGAATATTCATCTAGATTATCAGCATCTAACTCTTCTTTAATATTCTCAGGTAAAGGGTCTCTGTTTCTATCAGCTTTAGGAGTATCGTCCTCAATTTCAATATCAAACTCTAATTCTCCTTGCACAGGTTCAGCTTCTTTTTTTACTTCAACTTCACCTACGGCTTCCTTTACCTCAACTTCTTCTCCTTCCATTTCTAACTCATCAGGAATCTCATTGATTATCTCTGTCATCTTTACTTCTCCATTTATGCACGTTCGTAGCCACGTGGGTCATCCACTACGGCTTCTACTGTGTCGTCATTAATAATGCGAAACTCATTACCAAAAATCTTGATACGAGTTCCAGAATATGCTCTAGTGATAACGAAGTCTCCTTCTTTACACCAAGCACCTGTAGGGAAACGGTCTTTATCTTTATAAGCTGTGTCTCCCAGTTTCATCACAAATAAAACAACCGTTGAATGTTCTTCAATGTTCTTTGTTTTATCAGATTTGAGTAACCCGCTTTTGTAAGAATCTTCTACTTGAGGGACCGCACATAATATACGATATCCTTTAACATCAGGTAGTTGAGCTGGTTTAGTATCTTCCACATCTGTTTGAGGTATACTTATTGGTACACCAGATGCTGATACT